GTTAAAAGTAGTAGAACTCATTAAGATAGTTTCAGATCTTAGACTGTTAGCGTCTAATTTATCGAAAGTATCTTTAAGTTTAGTTTTAGAGATCTTACCACTATCGTTACCACCTGTTACATCGTTAGATGCAGCAGTAGAAGCTGCAGCAGCAGCTGTGATGAATTTACTATCTTCGATCTTTTGGATATCTAGAACTGAGTTCTTTTCAATTACTTCTGTTAAAGGCATATCATAAGCTAATAGCTCTTCTTCAGTTTTTTGGAAATCTTCAGATGAGATCATGTAGAAAGGTATTTCAAACCTATCACCTGTCACATAATTCCAATCAGATTCACCTCTGAAGTTAACTGCCATAGCTTTTGAGTCTGGCTCAATATCAACGATTTTTACTAAACCGTCGTGATTTACAGATCTTTGTAAATCAGCCTTAGTCACATATTGTGGGTTCATGATTTTTCTTGCGAAAGAAACTTCTCTAAGTTTCTGTCTTATAAATGCTGATCCTTCCTGAGCAACTTTTTGTAATCCATCCTCAGAGTTCAACTTTTGCAAGAATAATTCATTTATTGTACTAGCAGATACGTTGTTAGACATTATTCTTTCCTCCTTAATAGATTACGACTTCGATACAAGTTACAGTTGATTGAACACCATTTACTGACTTGCTTACAGAAACACCAGATTTGGTACAATACCCAATCGATGCAGCTGTTCCAGCAGCGTCAGCAACTAAGTTACCAGCAGAGCCAACTTTAACAGACTGTCCAGGATTTATTGTTCCTGTAAAATTATCTGTTAAAGCTCTATAACCGCCAGCAATCAATGTTAACTTACCGTTGTCTACGATGTCAGGAGAGAATCCAGCTGACCCGTCTCTGTTACCTTCAGACCAGATAGTAGCTACTGCTACGTCTCCTGCTGTTGGTAGCTCACAACCAGTAGCGTCAAAAGAAACCAAAGAACCGGTTACTCCTGAAATTAATGGCCATTCGCCTGCTTGAGCTGGGGCATCCCATCTAATACAATTGTTCAAGTTTGACAATAGTTTAAACATTTGGATTTTCCTCCGTTATTAATTTATTATATATCTTCTAAGAGTAGTCGAGTAAGTGGATCAAGAGAACCATCATCGGCGGGACGATCACTAAGTCGGCCAAATAATTCACCTGAGTCCGCTCCTGGACTAAGTTCAGAGGCCTTCTTGATAATCTCCAGCTCCTCTTTACTCTTAGCTTTGAGCTCGGATAATGAACTTTCAATCATCTCAACAGATAATTTACCCTTCTTAACTAGCTTTAACACTAGTTTTTCAGCGATCTTTATCTGTTCCAGCTCTCCGGTCAATTCATCTACACTATTCTGCAGTGTTCTGATGGCTTGAGCTGCTTCCTTCTGTAATTTTGAGTCCATTATTTTCCTCACTACTTTATTATTATCGCTTATAGCGATTTACTTTTCTTCTGTTTCGTTATCAGAATCGTCTTCGTTAGAAATACGATCTAATTCTTGTGCGAACGCGTGAGCCATAATTTGCCCAGCTTGTTCGAACTCAGCTACTTTATCCATAGCTTCTTCTTGCTCGATGTCATAGTTGATCATGAGTTTAGCTAACTTTTCAACGTCTTCCTCAGTATAATCTTCACCATACTCTTCAGATAATAAATTATCTGCAGCTTCAGCATACTTGGCTAAGACTTCAACTCTTTCATCTACTTCTTGAGTTGCTTCAGCTTCTTTTATTGCTTCTTCAGCTTCAACAGCTCTAGATTCTAACATATTGTTATATGCATCAATTAAATTACTCATTGTTATCTTCTCCAAAGTATTCATTGTATAGGTTAGTTAAGATTTTTACTGCAGGATCACTTTCCTCAGCAACTTTCTCTTCATTATTATTTTCTATGACTTCTTCTTCGCTAGCCATCTTTTCTAGCCCCATTTCTGCTACATAAGTTTTGACTAACTTTTCAGACCAATCAGGATATGCCGCTTGAACTGCTTTCATAGGGCTGTGTCCTGCTTTTAAGTTTTTCATAACTTCTGCTTTATTAGCTGTCTTTTCTTCTTCAGCTGGAGCTTCAGTAGCTTCGTTTGCTTCTTCTACTGGTTCTTCAGTTACTTCTTCTGTAGACTCTTCACTTACTTCTTCAGAGCTTGCATCATCTGCAACTGCATCAACAGTAGCTTCTGCTAATTTATTTAACTCATCGACGAATGCTCTAGCCATAATTCTTCCTTTGGCGTCTAATTCTTCAGCTATTTTACCTAGTTCATCGTCATCGTTGGAATCGTTTGATTCTTCGGTTGTAGCTTCTTCGTTAGATTCTGAGCTTTCTTCTGCTTCATCTGTGTTGGACTCTTCAGATGAATCAGTATCATCGTCGGAGTTTTCAGATGCTTCTTTTTCTTCTTCTTTACTTTCTTCAGCAGAATCATCAGAATCTGAAGCAGCTTCTTCAGTAGCTTCTTCTGTAGCTTCTTCAGATTTCTCTTCAGTTGCTTCTTCAGTAGCTTCGTCAGTTGCTTCTTTTACTTCTTCTGTAGCCTCTTCTTTTACTTCTTCTTTAGCGTCATTTTTAGACTCTAAAGCGTTGTTAAAAGTTTCTTCAGCTGTTTTCTCTTCTTCTAAAGATTTCAAGATTTGATCAATATTAAGTCCCATTAGATTTTCCTCCGATAGGTTTATTAATTAATTAAATCGTTATAGACTAGATCTACACTATCTTGGTCCATACGTCCTACAAGTCCAGACGTCTTAAACAAGTTTTTACCTTTCTTAAATACTTTATCAAATTTCTTTTGTCCAGCAGCTAAGGCTAAAGAACTTCCTAGTCCTACTAATACTGGGTGTTTTCTGATAAAGTCTTCTACAGAAGTTAAAGGTTTACCTTTTCTTGCGTCATACTCTTTACTACCTGCGAAATAGTAAGATGTTGGAACTGTTAATAGAGAGTTTCTTAAAAAGCGCTCTGTTTGACTAATCTTACTAGCTTTCTTTTTAAAAGCTCTATCTTGAGCCATTAAAGACCCTGCTGTTCCTGCTCCTACTAAAACTGGTAGTAGCCATGGATTTTTACCAATAAATTTTTTAAACCCACTAGCTGATGCATCGTTAAATACTTTTGCATATCCATAATATAATCCCCCTAAAATACCTAAAGGTTTGATAGGATTTTTATGAGCAGTTAGTTGTGGTTGTTCTTTTTTAGTAATAAAAAATTGGCTTATAGTACTTCGTTGTTCAATTTGTCGAGGGTTTGGGTATGTCCTAGCCTCGGAATCATTGCCTGTAGGTTCAAAGTACGTACCTTTATTAAGATCTTGACTTAGTTTCGTTAATGCACGGCCAATAACTAATTCTTTAGTTAAGGCCATGTCTGGAATATCATTTATCAACAATCCAGCAATTTTTGTATTATAATAAGAGCAATCTAAATCATCTGGAATCGTAGCTTCTGTTTCTGCATTAATATCAAAACAGATTCCTTTATTATATAGGGAATCTGCTAATTCTTTTTTATTTGCTGCATATAGAGCAAGTTTTTGAAAATCTTCTTTGGCTGGCATAATTCTAAGGGAAAGTAACGTAGATAAAACTTCGTTTAGGGGGAACTCAGATAGTTTTTCAATCTGATCTTGGGTTAGTCTTTTCTGAGCCGATAATATTAGTTTTTTCGGATCTTTTTCGACTGCCTCAACCTTACCCTCTATTTTCTTTTTTATCTCCGCATTTGCCTCGAAATTTGCAACCTTGCTCATAAAACCACTTTCTTCCAATTCATACTCTGCCATTTTCATCACAGGCATATCTGCATTTGCTTTACTAGATATTTGTCTAATAAACCCTGCAGTCCTGTCGGCCGGAATTGTTACTACACTTATGTCAAAGAACTTAGGCATTCTATTTATAGCATAAACTTTCTGTCCATTTGGGAGAACTTTATTCATATCTTCAGTTAAATGACTGCAGTACTCGGCTCGAGTTTTAGCTCGATTGTGACATACTGAACATTCATCCCAAGGTACTTTACATCCCATACTTACAGCTGGTAAACGACCAGAATTTAGTTCTTCTATTAGCTTCGAGCCTTTGCTATTATCTATTTCCAGTATTAACTCAACTCTTTTCATTTTAGGATTATAGTATGAAAATACTACTTTACCCATAGAACGGTTTGGATCTTTATTAATATGGTGTTTATAGATGTGGGCCATGGCTTCGAAGGTTTTATGATAATCTTGTAGTGCTTTTTCAGGGAAGTAGTCACCGTTTCGGTTTGAACCGAAAAACTCTCCAGAGGAGAGTGCGTTAACTAGGGCATAACTTTTTCCGTCTTTTTCTTTTAATTTGTCTATAAACTCAGAGAGCTCAGATGAAAAATCTGCTTTTTTCTCAAGTGTTTTGGGACTAAACAAAGTAAAGACTTCAGAATCATTATCCCCGTATTCAAAGTATACGTTTTTTATCATAAAGTTTGCTATAGCGTTTTTTGTTGTTGCTTTTTTTCTCCTGGGTGCAACTCCAGGAACTGCGTTTATTTAATTAAATACTGTCAGAGAGTACAGTGCCTAAGGTTTTTCTCAAAGCATCTCCTGCTCTTGAGCCTTTTTCTTTTGCAGCTGTTTCTACTAATTTTTTATTTATGTCAGATAAAGTGTTAAAAGTATCTGGTGGTGGTCCACCGAACTCTTCTCCATAACCACGTGCTATTGATTGTCTTATATAAGCACCTGCAGCTAAGGGATCTTGTGCCATGTGTGGCGCAAAGTGATATAAAGAAGACCAGTATCTTGCTACTGTTTCAGGGTCTTCCTTTTTTAATTGTGGATGTGCTTCCATCATTTTTGAATAATATTCAACACTCTGTGCTTTAATTTTTTTCTCTTTGAAGTAGTCCATCATTTTATCTATGAAACCGCCTGCAATTCCAATACCTGCACCTACTGCAAGTCCTTGAGCAGCTCGTTGTAAAGCTGTTCTAATAGCATTGCTTCTCATCATATTTGGAAATAAGCTCATTTGTTGTGCTTTCTTTTTCATTATCGTACTCTCCTAAATACCGGTTGATGAGCACTTGGACGTCTTTCTTCATAATAATTTTTTAAAATTTCGCCTTGCTCTTCTTGGCCTTTTTTCTTTCCTGACCCATAAGCTAATGTTCCACCAACTGCTGCGCCAGTTAACATAGGATGTTTTTTAACGAAATTTATAATTCCTCTTCCTATTGTGCGAATCATTCCGATTCGTGCATACTTTGGCAGTTCATGCTTTTCAGCTAGGTCATTATGCTTATCATTATAATGTACGATAGCATCATTTATTTTGCAAGCTCTTTCTGCTTCATTCTCGATGTGTTTTGCTAACTTATAGATTTCAGAATTTACATTAGGTGTTCCTTTGTAAGTAGCTTCTTTTTCAAAATCTATGTGAGGCATAACTTCGGTATATTTTTCAACTAAACCTTGTGCAATTTTTACTCCTGCTTTTGGAGCAGCGTATTCAACAACATACTTAACATTATTAAATGGTGTATTATCTAAAACTTCTTGTTTTGTACAAAACGCTAATTTATCAAACGATTGTTCTATTGTCATAACAGACTCTCTTAGATTATCATCAAGAAAATCTAAAGTTCCTTTTAACTCATAAAGCTCTTGTCTAACTTCTGATTCAGTTCTTGAGTCTTCTACAGAAGCTGTCTTAGAAAAATTTTCTTCTCCTAAATGCTCTTTATACATTTCAAATATTGATATGTCGTCTTTTACAGGTTCCTGTTCGTAGTCACTGTAATTACTTTCTTTTATAGGGTCTACACTTGCAACCTTTTCATGTACTACAGTTGGGTCTGCTAATGCAAAGTCAATGTATTTATCTGATGCTTTTTTCATAAGTTCAAGGTAAGCTTCGACGTTTGCAGCTTCAGCAACTCTATTTATTTGTTGCTTATTTAGACCTTTGTCTGAAGCAACTTTTGTTAGAGACTCTGTAAGTGCAATATCATCAGAGAGAAATTTCTCTGCTACTTGTTTTCCTAATCTATCTAAATCGTGTGATGTTATCATAATTCTAATATATATTATCTCGTAATTTTAGTCAAGTTATTTTTTTATTTATAGTAAAAATCTTCTTCCAGTAGCCATTTCCAATGATATTATTGCAAAAATACTTGAATGAACAAAGTCATCTGGACCTATATTGATATATTTAGAAGTTCCTCTAGCTTCATCATATTCAACTTGTATATTTAATATGTCATCCACATAGTCTTGAAAATCTTTATATCTAGGAAACTGTAGTTTACCGTGTTTTATTAATTCAAAAAACTTATTCATAACAACGCTCCTACTTAAAGTATACGCTGGCATTTTAGCGTTCCACTTAATGTTGTCTTTTTGATTTGGCATGTGCTGATAAGCAATTACTCTTTCGTAACCAATCCTATTTCTAATTTCTGAATTAGGTGCCTCACCCATACCGTAGTCCGCAGCTAATACCTTTACATTATACTTTTGCATTAACTCAGGGATCTTTCTATGAATATAAGCATAATCTGCCTCTTTTCCAACAAATCTTTTTGTATAAACACATCTAAGTACTTCTTTACTAGGATGTGGTTGCCATACTGATATTAAAGTATAAGATCTTTCAGAGTTTACTGGGCCGTAGTCTATCCCCATAAAGTTAACACCTTCTTTCATTATAGGCTCGTCTTCACCCATTTTTTGATTGCTATCACAGCAAGCAATAATCTCATCTAATTTAACTGGACTTACTCCATCATCATAAGGTAAAGCTAAACTCTCATTATAAAAAATAGCTTTACTAGAATGCTCCATTTTTTCTAAAACGTCTTTTTGCCAATCTACCCAAGGTGCTTTAGCAAAGTGTAAAAGACAAACCCTGTAACCTTCTAAAGTGGGTGGATTACTGGTATCAGAATAAGTCGATACCCATTGACCATTTTTATTTTCTAAATCTCCTCCACATTTTTTACATATGATTCCATGTTTTCCAATATTATCCTCTCCTAAAATATTCCATTTATTACACTTTCCACATTTAATAGTATATTCGCTCTGAGTGGATCTATTCCATATGTCAGCTAAGGTTCCTCTTGTTCTTTTAGGTGTTCCAGAAAATAAAGACTTTTTATGCATTGATCTGCTCATAGTCTCTCTAATAATAGGTATGATGTCTGCTCTTAAATCCTGGCACTCATCAAATAAATTCATGTCGGCTGAGTATCCCCTTAGTCTGTCTGCGCTTAATAAAGCATACCTAAGATACATTCTGCTTCCATTTAACATCTGTTTCATGAAAACGTTTTGGACTACAGAGGCATTTAAGTAGTGTTCTTTTATAAAAGGACTACCCTCCATAACAGGGTTTACCCTATCATGTGAAAATACTTTAGTCTGATCTACAGTAGGAGCAACATATAATGTTTTAAAGTGCGGTATTAAGGCACTGTTTGCTATCATTATATTTGCTAGTGTAGTAGATTTTGCAGTCTGTCTTGAAAAATGTAAGACTACATCATCAGCGTTTGTATTATAAATTTGGCGTAAGTGGGGATAGTCGTCTAAACTTAATTGGTGTCCATTTAAGTAAAGAAAAGCCTCCGCAAATTCGCTTCTACTTAGCTCAACCTGTTTAGGCATTTATTTACCTCTTTTAGACTTATTACTTTGTTTGTATTTAGCGAGATCTCGTTTTTTTCTTTTAGTAACACTAGGCTTTACATAGTATTGTCTATCATAAACTTCTCTCAGTGTTCCGGCCTGCTCCATTTTCTTCTTTAATCTTCTTAGAGCTACATCTACATTATTGTCATAAACTCAAACCATTAGACCGTTTTCCGGCTTAAGTTTTTTCTTATTAAACTTCCTTCTCCTTCTGTTCTCTTTCATTTTTATTTAGTGATTTTAGTTCTTCAAAGAACTTTCCATAAGGGCCATGTTCTATGTATTTATACATTATATTACGGTAACTGGTTCTTGGAACTCCCCAGCCTTTACTGTAAACAAATTGTCTATCGTCTTCAAGTTTCTGGGCAAAGTCTTTTAACTCTTCTAAACCTTCCATAACTTCTGCCTCTTTTTTCTTAATATACCAGTTTTTCATCCATCCTTCTGTTAAGTTTTCTTTATACCTCTTTAACGCCATTACATCGTTGTGAAACTCTTTCACATGACGATCAAATATATTTGCAAGGTGTTGAGCCACTTGTATCTCAAAAACAAACTGGTGTTTAGGATCTCTTACTTCTTCTCTGGTAGGAGGGCTAACGACCCACTCGTCTTGCAATAAATCATAAACACCAAATTTTGCATCTTGCCATGCTGTTGATACTCCTGAAAAGGGTACCATATAAAAATTAACGGGGTGTCTTCCCCCGACACTTAAAAAACCATTAATCTCTTTTCTTGCCTTTTGATATTTATCATCATAAGGATCTATAGATACATTAATATCAATATCAGAAGTTTCTTTATATTTATATCCAGTAATTGAACCTATAATAAATACTTCTTTAACTACGTTTTTAGGGACAAAAGAGTATAACTTCCTTAAAAGCTGCTCTTTAACTTGTGGTACTATTTTTTTATCAGAAGTCCAGACATCGACTGCCATAGTATCTTGAGGCTTATCTAGAATTCCTGCCATTTTTTTTAAAAATTTAATCATTTTCTAAATCACTTATATGTATATCAGGAGAGTTATTATCATCATTTTTATTATCTTCTCTGTAGGATTTTAACTTCACATTAAACTCAGCAAAAAAATCTTTTTTATCTCCAGTATCTTTTTCTAGTCTGTCTATTCTATCAGTAAGTTTTATAGCCAACGCACCCCAACGCTGTGCTAAATCTGGGTCACCTTTAGAACGTTCTTTAAAATTATAGTATGAGTCAGTCATCATATCTCTTAGCATTAAGTCAAAAGATTTATCAGGAGCAGCTCCAAGTTTCCATAGTAAGTAGTCTTTGTCTCCTTTTAAAGCCATTTTATAAAAAACCTTTAATTCGGGGATTTCTACTTGTGCTACATACTCTTGCTTATCTCCGACTGTCCAATCACTTACATCAAAAAAGTAGTGTAAAAATTCTTGTACATCCTCAGATGCATACTCCATGTTATATTTACCATTTACTATCAACTCGATATCTTCTTCGGATATATTACATAAAGCTAAAGAAGTAATTAATCTATACATAAGAGGGTCATTCATTATTTTAAACGCCCCTTCGATTCCATCTACACCTGATGGAACATCTAGGTTATATAAATATCCGAACATTTTTTCTAGTTGCCACTCTTGTAACCAAGCAGTTTCAATGGAGTTAGTTGGGTCATTAAAATACTCAGGCTGCTCAGTAGAAAACCTATTGTATACTTGCTGAATACCAGGAAGAGGAAATTTTAACCCTAACTCTTCTAAACGATCGTGTATAGCTACAGGCTTTTCTCTGCCTACGACTAATGCTTCTAAGTATCTTATATAAGGTATTTGCATATTATGTTACTAGTCCTTCTATTGGGCAAAACAAATATTTTTTGCCTCTTAAATGTTTAATTTTAAATACTCTGTTTTTTACTTTAAAAATAAAATGGTCCTTTGCCATATCAATAAGTTTAGCAGGACCACTTTCTATAATTTTTAGCACATTTTTTTTACTTTTTTTTGACATGTAAGTGCCTTCATATGTCATCCACTCAACTGTGTGATCTCTTGTCCTCCTTATAGGAACCGGATAAGCTTTATCTAGTAAGTGCTTTTTAGAGCTCCAGGAATAAACTTTGTCCGTTCCAGAGGGACAGTAAAGCCTTAAATCAAAATGTGTCCCGTTTTTGTTTTTATGTATGTGATAGCAAAAATCCCAATCGACTAGATCGGGGTCTGTGCTAAAATAAGAAAAACCTTTTTCATAGTACTTAGAAACTTTCGGCACGACATTGAGGATTATAACAAACTATGCGTCTCCTCTTGGTTCCGTTAGTAAATACTACTGACGTAAATTTAGCCATGCTTGAATCACACTTTGGACAATTAGTTGACGAGTGAGATCCATATAATTGCTGTTTAGGTATCTCTGATACATTATTACCAAGAGATCTTACAGCGAATTTTTTCTTCTTTCTACTAATTAAAGACACGTTTTAACTTCTCCCTATCTAGTGTTAGGTGTTTAGCCCATTTCTCTAATTTTTTATCTAGTTTACCATCAAAAGTTTCTTTGACTTTTTCTTCAAATGCTTCGTAACTTTCAGGTTTCCACTCTTCTGCTAATTTGCAAAAAAGTTTGTCATGATCAGCATCTGTAACTAGAGCTATTTTTTCACTGCCATCTGCAGGTTGATAAAGCTCTAAAAAGTCTTTTACCTTCTCATCTTTATTTGGGTCTTGATCATTTATAAATAGTTGACTCATTTTTAATCTCCTTGTTAACCAAACAATCCTTCTGTTATATGTCCTATAATCTGTCCACCTGTTGCTGCTCCATATAGAGCAAAAGACTCTATCGAAGCTCCATAAGCTAAACAAGTTATTGAAGCTAATGTTAAAGGTACGCTTAGTTGGTGTAAAAACACATTTACTGGGTGTTCTTCCTTTTTATACTTGTCTGAGATAAAAGAGCAATTTTCTATAATTTCTGGAATCAAGAAGTCAAACTCTAGGCGCTTTAGCCATTTTAGAAAAACCATTTTTCTATAACCTCCTTAAATAAATATCCAATTATCATAGCATAAAGGCCCCACACCATTCGTGTGTAATTCATCCTCATTTTATCTACTACTTTGATAGTATCTATAGCATCATTTTCTCTTAGCTTAGATACATACGACGTATTTTTATTTACTCTTACTACAACTCCATCCTCAGGGTTGTATAAGTTTTTAATTAGATCTTCTCTTTTCTCTAATAAATCTTTTACATCTTTTTGAACATTATCAATTTTTTCTTCTAATACGGCAAGCTCTCCATTAGGCAATTTTTGCTTAATGTTATCTAGTAATTGTTTTAATTCAGTATTACTGGTCCTCGCCATCTTCATTTACCGTGTTAAAATAAAAGTTTAAATCTTGCTCACTAGGAGCTGAATTAAAGGTAGCAATAGGTTTCATAGACATATCATATATAGTTACAGGAGCATTGTGTCCTACAACTTGATCGCAGCTGTAACCTCTTTCGTACTCAGCGTGATCCTGTATTACAGATGCTATCTTTAAACTCTCTTCGCTACCATTATGTTCAATTAAGATATACATAGTTTAATATACTCGCTTTTATACTGGTTTGTCAAGCTTTAATCGTTTACTGGTACGAAGGTCTTCTTCTTAGGGCTAGAGAATATAGTACCTAAAGCTGAGCCAAACGCTCCTGCTGTCGCAGCTGATGATAAAACACCTTTAGGGTTTTTCTTTAAACTCCCTAGATTTAAAGCTCCCGTTAAAAGTGCTGATGGTACTCCTCCACCCATTATACCTCCAACAACTCTTTCAGCCGGAGTTCTATCTTTTTCAACTTTCATATACTTTGCAGAAGCATATTTTCCTTGAACACCTTTAGGAGAAGACTTTACACTTCCGCCTTTTCCTGCCCATAATACTTTTCGTGCCCAATAATTTGCACTAAACTTATCATTCACACCTTTTATTCCTGCTGATCTTGCTAGATAAGATTTTCTAGCTGCTTCACTATAATTGTGTCCGTACCCTGATGCTCCAAAATGTATTATCTTAACTTTATCACCTTTTTTAGCTAATACAACTTTTTTCTTTTCTTTTCTCCAAGACTTCATAGGTTTATTATATCCAGGGAATGTGTGTCCCCTATACTCTACTGAAGCTTTTTTCTTTAAGCCTGTACCAGCAGCTTCTCCATGTTGTGTAAACTGTTTACCTTCTTTCATACCTTTTCTCTTTATTCTATTAGCTCTCGCTAGTCTTTTTTTACCCTCTTCTGTATCTTTAAGCTTTTCAATTTTCTTTTTAGGTAAGTATACCTCTCCAGTCTCTGAAGACTTTTTACCTGAAGGAGTAGTCCATTCTTGTTCAGTCCATTTCTTTAAAGATTTTTGAGAGTCTTGCAACGCAGCGGTCTTTTTAGTAGTGTATCCTCCCCCTGCATCTTTATAAGCTTTGGCAAGAAATTGCGCTTTACGAGCACTTCACTGCCCACTTTTTCCGCCCTTATTACTTGCAAGTATTCTTTTATATATTCTTTTTCTCATTCCAGGATGAGTATAATTTCCAGCTGCATTTACCTCAGCTGTTTTATTTCTTTCTTTAGTAATTTTTTTCATATCTTCTATAAACCTTCTGTATACAGCTGCTGCTTTGCTCTTTCCTGCTACTCGAGCTCTTTGCTCCATAGCAATAGCTGCTTGAATTTTATGTGCGTGTTTTTTTCCACTATTCTTAATTTTAGACACAGACTTTATAGCTTCCTTCTCATTTACAAACCTTAAACCCTGTATAGTTCCTTTTGGGTTTTCATCTGTATATAAGTCAGAATGTTTTTTAGATAAAGCTGGCTGTCCTTTTTTTCTGGGGATTCTAGGATTTTTTTCAGCTAGTTTTTGTCCTTGAGAGTTACCTTCTGGAGGAGAAGCTTTTTTAATCTCTTCAGGCAATCCTTTATGTTTAGTTTCAGCGTACTCTTCGGCTTTTTTAGCTTTTATTCTTTTGGCTATTGCTTCTATTTTAGCAGCAAATTCAGGATCTAATTTAGACTTATCTAAAGTTCCTTCTTTCTCTGCATGGACCATACCCATAAATCTTTGTTGTGCTTGACTTTTAGCTGGCATTTTAATTATCCTTGTTGCTTTCTTGTATCCTTAATATTTTTTCTCGCAAGCCTTCTTTCGACAAACTTGCTACTATTTCAACTAATGCTTTATAACTTCTTTCTAATCCTTTTTGTTCAATTTGAATTTTCTTCTGTTGCGAGATTAACTCAATGATAATCCCTTCTAAACGTTTAAATCGCTCCTCGAGATCCTCCATTAATTCCTTTTCTATAAAGGCTGTTCTTTTTTGTATGAACATTCAAAAAGCAGCGGCTGCTACTATTGGAATGCCATACTGTTCTAATATTACTAACCAATCCATACATGTACTCCTTTTGCTGGGCTTGTCCCATGTTGCTAGTAAAAATATTCATTACTTAATCCTGTTTGGAAAAACAGTTTTGTAGCGTATTGAATCTTGAGGCGAATACGTAGATTTGTGGATAGCATCTCTAAAAGCAATGTTTTGTGAAATATTTGGATTTACAGATCTTCCATCACCTCTATACAGTCTCTTACCTTTTGGAGTTTTTATTTCAACTATCGACGTCGTATGTGCTTTTACTCTACCTTTTGTCTTCGTATTCGATTTTACTATTTTTGCGTTGTTATCTTTTGCGGTCTTGAATATCTTATTTAAATTATCCATTTCTTGACCCCAGTTTTTACTTGGTTGGTACGCTGTTATACTTTTTGGATTTACTGATTCAGATGCAAAAAACCTATATTTAGGAAACTCTTTTTTATATGATGGTATACTATTTTTAGGAACATATACTTTAACCTTTTTAGGATCAATATTTATGTTGCCTTTAAATAGTGTTTCTTTTCTTAGATTGCTTGCTTTATTTTTAGGTCTGTCCATTACAATAGCCCTAAATTTATTACTTCCTGAATATATTGTATTTCTTCCAGTGCTAACGTACTCACTTAGAGCATCAGGTATCATGTCATCAATATTTCGTAAAGACTTGCCCTTTTCACCTAAAGACTTGCCTGTCATTATTTTACCTGACTCTAATATCTTTGCTAAAGAGTTTTTAGAAGTTGAATGTGCAAAAAACTTACGCATAAGAGAAGCTTTTTTATCAAACAAAGACAACTGTAATGGTCCCTTTGGTTTTTTAGTTTCTTCTAAATTTTTCTTCATTTTGTTCATAACCCAATCTGGATATACCCCTGACTCTCTGGCTTTAGCTGCATTTATTCTTGACTGGTCGTGTGTTTGCTTCTTTACAAATCTAAAGTATTTGTAAGATTCGGAAACGGGATTCAATTTTTTTGCTGCCATTTTAGGCATTTGATTTTTACCACTCGGCACTTCTAATTTGTCGATCTTAGGTACTCCTGGAATCTTCCCCATTGCTGCGGTTGTTCTAGGCGGTTTTTTCCCTAGTATAGGTGGTACATCTAAAAGCTTAATAGTATTAGCAAGGGTATCCGTAACACCATTAAGTGCCTTGGGTACCCTTGCCATCTGATTAGCTTTTTTATAAAAGTATTTACCCATTGTCCTCTTTATCCCTTTTTTTATCTGGTCACAGGTTATCACAGAGCATGTAATACACAACTTTAAATTGATGTAAAGTCTGCTCTTTATAGAGCTTAAATAACCCTTTTACATATCAAGCATGAGCGCCCAGACCGAGTAAAATTACAAGAACAATTAACCAATCAGCCATTGAACTACTTCTTGCCTAGAGCCTTTTTAATGCTACCCCATACAATGTCAAGTAAAATATCATCATATTGAGTTGGTGTCATCTTTACGATTTTTTCCAAGCCGTAAAAGACTGCTAAACAAGTTGGCCAATTGGCCATTAACCATTCCATCATGGTACTTCCTCCTATCGTTGTCTATTCAGTTATTGCCTTGGGATACTAGCGCTTACCGCCCCAGTACTCCGTAGCGTGTCCTTCGTTAACTAGTTGCTGATTTACGCTAACCTCAGCATCCTTAACGAATATCTCACCTAGACATCGGCCGTACTTGCCGACTCCATGTGATTGAAGCGTAAATTCTAAATCGCTGGCCTCTAGTATTTCTACTAGTCTATCTTTAGCCGCTAGCCCCGCTTTCTTTTCAATGGGGTCTCGTGTACGTGATTCAGGAGTATTGATTCCTCTCATTCTTATTCTGATCTTTCTCCAAACATCGAAGCCAAGATCAACTAAACAATCAATTGTATCTCCATCCACGATCCGAATCGCTTTTGCTTTGTACTCATACATAATTTAGTAATTCCTTAGTTAATTGTCAATGAAAATTATAAAGTTATTCTTCAGAAAAT